CAGTATCACAGGTTGCAGAATACAAAGGAAAATTACCACCTAAAGATTTTGGCAATATGCTTGTATCTGTTGCAACAGAATGGAACAATGCGTTGCTAGCAATTGAAAACGCCAATATCGGTTGGGCAGCAATTCAACCGGCACTGGACCGAGGATATGAAAATTTATTTTATACATACAAAGATGATGGTTATGTTGATGTAGACGTACAACTCAAAAAAGGTTATGATATGAAGGATAAAACACAAATGGTTCCTGGCGTATCAACAACATCTCGTACACGTCCATTAATGATATCGGCACTTGAAATGTATATGCGAGAACGAACACCCGTAATTCGTTCCAAAAGATTAATACAAGAACTTTTTGTTTTTATTTGGTTAAATGGAAAGGCACAATCGCAAACCGGATATAATGATGATCTTGTTATGTCTTTTTGTATTGGATTGTGGTTACGAGACACATCACTTAAATTGCGACAACAAGGAATTGAATTGCATAAACGTGCATTATCTCAGTTTCAAAAATCAGAAACAAAAATATACACGGGGCGACCCAATACTGATGCCGATGGTTGGACTTGGAATAATGGGCGAAATGATGAAGATTTAACTTGGCTAATACGTTAATACCATAGATCTAAAACAAGTTATATTTATAATAAAATAAAATGATATGCCTACTTTAAGAAAACGTTTACAAAATCTTTTTGCTACCAATGTTATTGTTCGATCATATGGAAAAGATCGATTAAAAGTTGTAGATACAAATCAACTGCAATCAAATGGAAATTTAAATCAATCAAAAATTGCAGATAGATATACTAGATTGCACGGTTCGAACAAACATCGTGTGGGAGGTATGGGCGGTTATGATTCTAATTATTATATGCATCAAAATCGTATGCAGCTTTATGCTGATTACGAAATGATGGATCGAGATCCAATTATTAGTGCAGCATTAGATATATATTCCGATGAATCTACCCTTTCAGATCAATTTGGTGATATTTTAACTATAAAGACAAGTAAAACTCAGATTCAAAAAATACTATATAATTTATTCTATGACATTCTAAACATTGAATTTAATTTATGGACATGGATCCGTAACATGACAAAATATGGTGATTTTTTCTTAAAGTTAGACATTGCAAATGAAATTGGCGTAATCAACGTACGTCCATTTTCTAGTTATGAAATAGAACGTTGGGAAGAATATAATGAAGCTACTGGCAAATATAAAATTGAGTTTAAACATGTAGGAAATCAACATTTAACATATGATGTATTTGAAATTGCACATTTTCGCATGTTATCAGATTCTAATTTTTTGCCATATGGCCGTAGCATGTTAGAAGGTGCGCGAAAAGAATTTCAAAAATTAATGATGATGGAAGATGCAATGTTAATACATCGCATTATGAGAGCTCCAGAAAAACGTATTTTTAAAATCGATATTGGAAATATTCCGCCAAATGAAGTAGATGCATTCATGGAACAAATCATTACAAAGATGAAAAAAATTCCACACGTTGATCCACAAACAGGCAATTATAATCTTAAATTTAATCTTAATAACATGTTAGAAGATTATTATTTACCAGTTCGCGGCGGAAATTCAACTACTTCAATTGATACGTTACCAGGTATGACATTTACCGGAATGGATGATATTAATTATATCAAAGATAAAATGGTTGGTGCATTAAAAATTCCAAAGGCCTTTCTAGGATATGCAGAAGCAGCAGAAGGCAAAACTAATTTAGCAGCAATGGATATTCGATTTGCCCGAACTATTGAGCGCATACAAAAAATAGTTGTTTCTGAATTATATAAAATTGCAATTGTACATTTATATACACAAGGTTTTCAGGGTGAAGATTTAGTTGATTTTCAATTGGAATTAACGGCGCCATCAATCATATATGATCAACAAAAAGTTGCATTAATGACTGAAAAGATGACGTTAGCAACGGCAATGAAGGATTCAAAACTAGTTTCAGATAAATTTATATATGAATATATATTTAATATGTCAGAAGATCAATGGTTGCAACAACGAACAGATGTTGTTGAAGATTTAAAACTTCGATTTCGTCAAAATCAAATTGAACAAGAAGGAAATGATCCAGCAGTAACTGGCGTTTCATTTGGTACTCCGCATGATTTAGCATCAATGCATATGTCTTCGGATGAAGTTGAAAAGAAAGATGTTGGGGGTCGACCAAAAGAAGGAATTAAATTTGGTCAACATAAAAATGAATTTGGATGGGATCCTACGGGTAAAAAAACTATGGATCAAGAATTTCGTCCAGAAAATCAAAAAACAACATTTCAAGCAGATCCTCGAGCCGCAGATACAATTAAACCATATCAAAAAGAATCTCGAGAAATTTTAAAATATTTAAAACAACAAAAACATAAAACTGCAAACATAATAACAGAAACACTTAGTAATACGAACAATTCTATGAATTTAGATTCAGGCACTATTTTAGATGAAAATAATATTTTATAAATTTAAACATATTTATTTAAAATCGAAATACTGTACAAGGAAACGATGAAAAAATTAAAACATTCAAAATATAAAAACACCGGAATTCTTTTTGAAATTTTGATTCGAAAACTAACATCTGAAACATTAAGTTCAAACAAAACTACGACGGTTGATATTATTAAAAAATATTTTGGACGAAATACTGAATTAGCAAAAGAATTGCAACTATACAATGCATTAATAAAAGAACAACAATTTAAATCTGAAGCTCATGGTTTAGATTTTATTCGAATGATAATTAATAGTTATCAAAAATTAAATCAAGCTGTATTAAAACGTCAAAAATATAATTTAGTTAAAGAAATTTCAAACAAATTTGTATTTGAAGATTTAGCAAAAATTCATATTTCTAATTACAAAACATTGGCATCAATTTATATGTTATTTGAATATAATGAAACAACTAATCCTAAACAAATTTTAGAATGTAAAACTGCAGTTTTAAACAATGGATTAATACAAAAAACTTCAAATGTTACAAAAAATTCATTGATAGAATCATATGAATCGCAATCAAAAGATGTTCGATTATTAGCATATAAACTGCTTATTGATCAATTTAATGAAAAATATTCTGTATTAAATAAACCACAAAAACAATTGTTAAATAAGTATATAACTAATGTTAATGATACTGCTGCTTTAACTTCTTATATAAAAACTGTTATTCCTGAAATTAAGCAACAATTGAACAAACAATGCAAATTAATTACAGATACAGTAACAAAAATCAAAGTAAAAAAATTATCGGAAATGTTATGTACAGTAGAAAACATAAAAACAATTAAAGAATCTCACGTATTATCATTGTTACGTTATTTTGATCTAATTGATGAATTACAAGGAGTACATGCATGAAATCGTTATTAAAAGAAATTGAATCAAAATTTGTTGAGTTGGAAGAATTTTTAGATGTAACTGATCATAAAGATAATGATATCATTGATGAAGAAGAATTAGAAGAACAAAATGTTACTGGTGCAATTGCTGGTTACAATATACCTGCTGCATTTGCTAAACCCGGTAAATGGCGAAATAAAAATAAAACATATGAATCCGTAAACACTCCACCTACATATAGTTGGAAAGATGAACATCCACAAACACCAGAATCTGAAGAAGAAGAAAATAGTGATAAATTTCCATTTGCAGACATAAATAATTGGTATCATAAAGATTTTAAATATCCTTCTATAGATTTAACAAATACGCCAGGTTTATCTAAAAGAAAAGATAAAACAAAAAAATATATAAAACAGTCTGTTGCAGAAATAATGGATACAAAATATGAATCACTTATTGAATCATATCGAACATATGCAACGGGAAATGCAAAATCAACACCTGAACAAAAAATAAAACATACAATAAAAGAGGTTGCACGACAATTACAAGAAATTGAACGTACTGTAAATTATGCATCTCGTTTAAAAACAGAATCAGGGGTTGCAAGAAATGGCTATGGTACTATGGTAGAAACTGCATTAAATAAAATATCAGAACGATTAATTAAAATATCAGAGCGAGTAAGAGCATTAGGAGAATAATATGTCAAAACAACTAATAGTAGAATATATGCCATTTAAACCTGTTGGTTCATTAACTGAATCAAACGGAGCAGCATATGGAATACCTGGAGGTTTTGTTGTTCAAGGAGTTTTACAGCGTGCTGGAGCTAAAAATCAAAACGGCCGCGTATATCCAAAACATATTTTAGAACGAGAATGTAAACGATATCAAACTGAATATATTGATCAACATAGAGCTTTAGGAGAACTAGATCACCCAGAATCATCTGTTGTAAATTTAAACAATGTTTCTCATAATGTTTTAAAAATTTGGTGGAATGGAGATGATTTACAAGGAGCTGTTCAAATT